AGCGCATTTTGGGATGTAAAATATATAGTGCTTAATGGTGCTGCCGTATTAATCGACTTTGAAATATATGATAGCTCAAACAGTGCAAGCACCCCATCGCTACAGTTGGACATGCCTTTTAAGTCTTATGGGTCATTTCACGGAACTGGCTCATATACATTTGGCGGAGGGTCTGGACATTTAAGAATACTTGCTGGAACTGGTGACAACCGACTACATTTAGCAAAAGGAGACGGCACGAATTGGGCTATTACGGCTGGTACATTAGCCGTGAGAGGTCAAATTATATTGCCATTAATATCAACGATCTAAAACCTATTTTTGCCATAATGCTCCTGTAATATTTCTTTTAACAAATAAGATTCTTTGGTGCCAGTCCTTTCGACTTCATCAAAGAATTTCTTTTTTAATTCGCCAGTTAAATGTGCAGTTACGCGGGCTTTAGCAGCTTGTTTCTTCTCTTGAATATCGTTTTTTGGATTAGCCATTGCAAAATATTAGTTACTAAACAACACAAAATTAGTAACTTATTTCAATTCTCACTAATAATAGTTACCATTTTTGCATTATGAAAATCACAAACATATCTAACGACACCGCTACAATGTTGCTTTATAAGCACATTGGCGATTTAGACGGTATGGGCGATGGTATTAACGGGGCTTGGGTTGCAGAGGATATTCAATATCTAAATGAAAACTACAAAGGCCAAGTTAAGTGCATTAACATTCGCATCAATTCGATTGGTGGAAGTGTTGCGGATGGATTAAGCATTGTTAGTGCAATCCTTAACAGTGAAATCCCTTGCAATACATACATTGATGGTATGGCTTATTCAATGGCAGGCGTAATTGCTATTTGTGGCAATAAAAAATACATGGCCGACTATGCTACATTTATGATGCACAATGCAAACGGTGGAAGTGATGAGGAAGTGTTAAACTTAATCACAAACAGTTTAGCAAAGATATTTGAGCGCAATACAAACCTTACACTGGATAAGTGCAAAGATTTGATGAATAAAGAAACGTGGATGACTGCTGATGAATGTTTGAACTTAGGCATTGTTGATGAAATCATCCAAACAAAAAAAATGAAGCCTGCAATGAATGCAACATTGAAAGAGTTGCATGCTATTTACAATAAAGTAATAACTAAAACAGAAACCAAAATGAATAAATTAACTGATTTATTAAAGCTATCAAACGAGGCGAGCGAAGATGCAATCATTGATGCTGTAAATGCAAAAGATGCACGCATTGCTGAACTTGAAACAAGTATTGCAAACCAAAGCGCTGAATTGAAATCATTGAAAGATGCTAACGATGCAGCGATACAAACAGCGAAAGTTGAACTTGTTGAAAATGCTGTAAAAGAGGGTAAAATTGCAGTTGCAAGTAAAGAAATTTACTTAACCTCCAATAAATCAAACGAAGAATTGAAAGATGTGTTTAGCAAATTAACACCTGCTTACACTCCGATATTCGACAATAAGCAAAAGCAAACACCAGGAGTTGCAGGTCGTGAAAATTGGACTTTTAACGATTGGTCAAAGAACGATCCAAAAGGTTTGTCTGAAATGCAAGCGAATGATAAAGCAACTTTTGATGCTTTAATTAGTAAATTACCAACTGAGTTGAGCAATAATTACAACCCATCAACTGATAAAAAGTTTTAACATGGAAGCAATTTGGAACTCAAACCCAGAAGTGAACTTGCTTTATTGTTTTAAAGATGGCAATTGTTTTGCCAAACTTTCAGATGCAGCAAGTCACAAAAAAACAACTGGTGCTGATTACACACCAGTGCAAAGACCAGTAAATGAAGAAAAACAACCAACTAAACCCAATAAAAAATAATGGCAACAATTAACGCACCATTTGGAGCAGCAGCCACACTAACGATTGCTGCCACAGGCACAACAGCCGCAACGATTTCTAACGATGTTACTTATGTATCATCACTGCCTACCTTAACAGGTAACGCAACACTTGATTTAACACTTTCAAGCGAATTAACAGCAGGCGCAATGCTACACTTAAAAGTAAAAACAACTGCAACTGAAACATTTACTTTCGGAACCGGTATTGATGGTCCAGTTGTTACTGGAGTAGCAGGTAAAACATGGTGTCAATCATTTTGGTATGATGGTACTATTTTCTTACCATGTGGCGCAAAAATTCAAATTGATTAATTATTCACACTAAAACAATAAACACAAAATGGCACTTATAAAAGAAATTTGGGTTCAAGATATTCAAGAAGCATTAAACAGAAATGCTGATTTCTTACCTTATTCAATCGACCATAGCGCATACATCGCATTTGGAACCGTACATTTACCGCAATCGGGTGCAAATCCAACTGTGTTGAAAAATCCTGCAACGTTCCCTTTAACAATCAGCGAGCGTACAGATCCAGACCGCACTTATTCAATGAATCAGTTTGCTTTAGAGCCGACATTGATTACTAACTTGGATGAGTTGCAAATTAGTTATGACAAACGTAAATCTGTATTAGGTCAGCAAATCACAACATTAACACAAAGAATTGGTGATGAGGTGGCAATCACATGGACTGCAACTGGTGCTGCTAATTTACGTGATACAACTGGTTCCGCATCGGGCTCTGCATTAGCACCTGGAGCAACTGGAACACGTAAGGCTGTTACACTTGCTGATATTGCTTATTTAGCGCAAAAGTTAGATTTAGACAATGTACCGCGTGGAAGCAGAAAGTTATTAATGTCAACTGGCATGTTCTGGCAATTGATGGAAATTAGCGATGTATTACGTGCATCGTATAACGGTTTCCAAAATCAAGGCAATGTATTACAAACTGGAACCGTTGCACAATTGTTTGGTTTTGATATTATGATTAGACCAGTTGTATCTGTATTTGCTGATGGTGCAACATCTCCAAAGGCTTTCGGTGCCGCAACTGCAACAACTGACAACCTTGCTTGTATAGCTTTCCATAGTTCAACTGTATCTCGTGCATTGGGTTCAATGACACCTTTGTATGATAGTGGTTCAAACGGAAACGGTAAACCAGAGTATTTGGGTTCAATCTTTAACATGGAGGTAATGCTAGGTTCTGCAATTTTAAGAACTGACATGAAAGGCGTTGCTGCTTTAGTTCAAGACTGGGTATCTTAATAAAATAATTATTCACTTAAAGAAGCCTACCCGCTATTATGTAGGTAGGCTTTTTTTAATACTAAAAAATAAATGGCATTACCAAATATAAACTTTGTCAAAAGCACAAGCGGATTAGGCAGGGCATTACCCGGTACAGATTATATTTCGGGTTACGCTCATTATTACGCAAGTGGCGCAACATTACCAACTGGATTTACTTCCAGCGATCGCATTAAAAAAATATTTTCAGTTACTGATGCTGAAACATTAGGCATCACAGATACTCATTTAGGAGAAACAAAAGCCGTTGCAAAAATTGTTATTGGTGGAACTCCTGCGGTTGGGGATACGTTGGCTGTAACTTATACAGGCATATTAGGACTTGAAACAGTTTTACCAACTTACGCACTTGTGAGCGGTGAAGAAACTACTACCACAACCGCAGCAGCGGCATACGCTGCGCAAATAAACGCAGGTACACAAACGCATGGTTTTAGTGCAACTAACAACACAAACAGTTTGTTAATATCAACCAAGGGAGGCGAGGGTATTTTCCCGAATAGCGGAACACCATACGCATTTACTGTAACTGGTGCAAATACTGGAACATTAACTCAACCAACTGGGAGTGGATCAACTGTATTAGGTGTTGCTTCATGGATTGACACATTACACTACCACATTAGCGAGTATTTTAGAATACAAGCAAAAGGCGAGTTATATGTAGGTTTATACGAAGAAGAAAGCAGCACATACACATTTGCAGCATTAACTTTAATGCAAAATTTCGCACAGGGCGCAATTAAGCAAATGGCAGTGTTTGAAAAGAACGTAGCATTTAGCGCAGTTCAATGTGCGGCATTGCAAGCAATTGCAACAGCTAACGAAGCGGTTTATAAGCCGATGCAAATTATGTTGAACGCAGAAATTAGCGCAACGGCTTCAGTGGCCACATTGGTAGATTTATCAACACAAACAGCAGGAAATGTAAGTGTATGTATTGCACAGGATGGCGCTAACGAGGGTTATTACATATATAAAGCCACTGGTAAATCAGTAGGTGCAATAGGTGCAATGCTTGGTGCTGTATCATTTGCGGTTGTAAGCGAATCAATCGCATGGGTGGGTAAATTTAACATGGCATTAGGCGCTGAATTAGACACTATTGCATTTAGCAATGGTCAATTCTATACAGCACTTGCTGATAGTCAATTTGAGAGTTTAAACAACTATTCTTATACGTTTTTAAGAAAGCTAACAAACATTGCAGGTTCTTATTGGAGTGATAGCAAAACAACTGTTACACCTACAAGTGATTACGCAACAATTGAAAACAACAGAGTGTACCAAAAAATTACGCGTGTTGTACGCGCTAATATGTTGCCTGCTTTGAGCTCACCATTAAAAGTAAATGCAGATGGAACACTGACAAATGCTACAATCGGTTATTTTGAAACATTGGCAAACAATCCATTAGTTCAAATGGAAGCCGATGGAGAATTATCAGCACATAAAATAATTATTAATCCAGCCCAAGACGTTCTTGCTACAAGCACATTAGAGTTAACATTGCAAAATGTACCTTTAGGTGTTGCGCGTATCATTAAAGTAAATGTAGGCTTTGTAAAATCAGTATAAAATGGCAGCAAACGGATTACCGTTAATAAACGGAAAAGCGTATGAGTTCGCAGATATAACTTGCATCATACTTGGTACACCTATCATTGGCGTTACTGCCATTGAATACGGTGAAGAAGATAACACTGAAAATATCTATGCAACCGGACGTTATCCAGTAGCACGTGGTTATGGTCAAATTGAGCCAAGCGCAAAAGTTACGATATTAATGAACGAGGTAATGAATATTGTTTCGGTGGCCCCAAATGGTCGCATACAAGACATACCAGAGTTTGACATTATTGTTACTTTCACTGATGTTAATTTAATACCAGTTGTGCATAAAATCCGCAATTGTAGGTTTAAAAAGAACATGGTAGGCACTCAAACTGGCGATACTTCAATTCCAATTGAAATTGATTTGGTAATTTCTCATGTTGAATGGATTTAATTTGTAAATTTGTGCAAACCAAATCAAATTAATTATGACAAACATTGAAGAATTAAAAGCAAAGTTTCCAGGCGTTGATATTTTTACATTAACGGTAAAAAATAGACAAGAGGCGCCAATTACTATTCACTTGCGCGAAATGGATAGAGTGACTTATAAGGTAGTAAGTTCATTGATTGCAAAAGACGAATTACAAGGTGTTGAATCATTTTTGCGCACTCTTTGTGTTGATGGCGATGTAAACGCTATCATCAATGACTTTAAAGCATTAAGAAGCGCGGCCGCAACTATCCTTCCAATGTTAAAAACAGAAGAAGGTGAGTTAAAAAAAAATTAGAATCGGCAAAGAAGTTACTTGAAACGGATGAGTTTGCGCGTAAAAATGCACTCATCCGTTTTTATTACCAAAAAGACCCAAACGCAATGAATGACGATGAATGGGCTACATCAATTGAAGAAATAATGTGGGTGTTAAAATTTAACGGTACAATTCAAGAAAAGAAATAAATGAGTAACAATTCAGTAGAATATCAATTATCGCTAAAAGATAAGTTTACCACTGGCATTAAAAGCGCAACAGTGGCTACTGAACAATTAAATAGCGCGGTCAATCAAACGCAAGCTAGTGTAGGCGGATTAGGCAGCACTTTATCAAATCTTGGGTTGACTGTTGGTATTGCGGCACTTGGTAACGAAATGCTAAGCGTTGGCAGTACATTTGAACGCGCTGAAATAGGATTAAAAACACTATTAGGAACAGCTGAAGCCGCGGAGTTGGTTTTTAATCAACTAAAAAAAGATGCTGAAACAAGTCCGTTTGATTTTGAAACTTTATTAATGGGTAATAGAACATTAATAAGTGCAGGTTTATCGGCAAAAAACGCGCGTGATGATTTTAATAATTTAGCAAATGCAATAGCAGCAACTGGAGGCGGCAACGAAGAATTACAGCGCATGGTGGTTAATATGCAGCAAATTAAAAACTTAGGCAAAGCAAGCGCACTTGATGTTAAGCAATTTGCATTTGCAGGAGTAAATATGTATTCATTGCTTAATGATTACGCGGCAAAGTACAACATTACACTAGATAAAGAAAATATAACCTATGAGCAACTTTCGGGAGCATTAAAAAATGCAGCAACAGAGGGCGGCATGTATTTTAACGGATTAAGCAATTTAGCCGATTCAACAAGCGGCCGTTTATCAAATTTAAAAGATGCATTTAAAAATACACTTTACGATGTGTTTGTAAAGTTACAACCCGTTATTGATGCTGTTGTACTTGGATTAACAAAAATGTTTGATATGATTAAAACAACGATTGATTTTATAAGCGAACACAAAACAATATTTGGCATATTTGCATCAGTGTTAACAGCAATTGCGGTAGGTATGGCCGTAATACGAACACAAATTATACTTACAACAATAGCGCAATGGGCTTTAAATACAGCTACTGGTGTATTTGATGCGCTAAGTGGTAATTGGGTAGCATTAGCAGCGGGAGCAGTTGCATTAGCAGCAGGTATATACATGGCTGCAAACGCACAGGAAAGTTTAAACAAAGAATTAAGCTCACAGCCTGGTGCGGTTAAAAAAGCCATTAACCCATTGTCTGACATAACAGCACCAAAACAAACAAGTGAAAGTGCTATTAAATCCAAAGGCGGAACATCTACAAACGTTGTTGAAAGCAGAGGTGTGCAAAACTTTAATATACAAATTAAAGAGTTTGGATCGGTTACTTTGAACACAACAAACATAAAAGAGGGTGCAAGCCAAATTAAAGAACAAGTTGCACAGGCATTAATTGAAGCGGTTAATGATTTTCAACTAATGGCAACTAAATAAAATTCGATGTCAATACAATTCAACATACCACAACCGTCAGCAAAAGTAAACGCAAGAACATTAGCAAAGGGCTTTGGGATTCCAATAGTGCAACGTGCGATAATAGCTGCTAACAACTTAAACATTATAACAGATAAGCCCGATGCAACTTCGTTGTTAGGCACACCTGTGTATGGCACATTGTTTATTGAAAAGCCTGAATATTCAACTTATGAATACAATGAGTTTACTAACGAATATGTTGAAACCCCAAACTTTTTAGCAAGCAATACACCAGCATCAGCAGGCACGCAAGGTTTATTCCTTAATGGTGTTATCATTGATGCAACGGTAAACAAAACAATTATCAAAACCGAAATTATTGACTACAAAGGAACGGTTAAAGAATACATCGGAGAAAGTGATATGTCAATAACCATTCGTGGATATGTTTCAACACAAAACCCCGACCAATACCCAGATGACGATGCAAGATTGATTAAAAGCTATGCGAGTGCGCCAGTGCCTTTAAAGGTTGTAAATTCGTTTCTTAATGATATTTTAGGAGTGAATCAAATCGTTGTTGAAAGTTGCCAATTATCGCAGCAACAAGGACTTCGCAATGTGCAATATTTTCAATGGACTTGTGTTAGCGATATAGATTTCACAATTTCTAAAACAACTAAAGATGTTTAGAATCGTTTGCCGCGTAATAGTTGAACAACAAGGCGATGGGCGCAGTAGTACGTTCACATTTGCTGCGGTAAACAAAGTTACCGTTTCGCGGTCATTCGACAAGCAAACACAAACGGCATCAGTAACATTACCGCGAAATGTACAGTACAATAAAAAAAATATTTATGAGGGTCCAAACGCTTTGATGCGCAGAGGCGATAAGATTAAAATTATTGCGGCTTATTTCCCAAATGAAACGGTAATATTTGAGGGGTATATTTCTAAAATCAACAATAACGTACCAATTGAGTTGCAATGCGAGGATGCAATGTTTTTGCTTAAACAAACTATTGCGCCAAACTTATCTTACAAATCAGTTAATCTGCGCACTTTTATTGCAAAAATTCTTACTAATACAAGCATACCATTTAAGGCTATAAATGCTGATTTAGGTCAAATAAGATTACAGGAGGCAAGTGTTGGAAAAGTTCTGCAGGTCCTTCGTGATCAATACGGGTTATATAGTTATTTTGTTAACGGAGTGCTTCGTGTTGGCTTGGCTTATTATCAAGATGAATCAAAAGAGGCTGTGTTTTTATTTGAGTTGATGTGCAAGGATGGAATGAATTTAACATACTTGAAAAAAGATGATGTTAAAGTGCAAATCAAAGGCATATTGATAAAAGATAATTTAAAAGAGGAGTTTATTTATGGTGATAAAACAGGAGATTTAAGAACGGTATTTCAATACGGTGGGACCAAAACTGATTTAGATTTGAAATGCAATTCATTTTTAGAACAATCGAATTATGAGGGATATTACGGAGGCTTTAAAACATTTTTAGAGCCGTTAGTTGTTCCTGGAGATATTGCAATTGTTGATAGTTGGAAGTACCCAGAGCGCAAAGGAAAATATTTAATAAAATCAGTTACAACTGAAGTAAGCACAACCGATGGGGGTAAGCAAATGGTTGAATTAGAGCGTAAAATAGCATGATTAAAGAAGTAACAGACATAAGGCAGGCGGTAAAGACATTGGCCGGTATGGATGACCTACAATACGAGGGAGTGCCGTGCAAAGTGAGTGACATTGATTTGGTTTCATTTACTTGCACATGCACTCCTATTGATGGCAGTGCAGAGTTTTTCGATGTATTATTAAACGCAAATGCGGAAAAAGGATTTACTTTAATACCTACTGATAATAGCGTGGTTATAGTTCAGCAAACATCACAATCAACGGCTTATGTGAGCATGGTGTCAAAGGTGGACCAGATTTATTTAGCAGGTGATGTTAATGGTGGGTTGGTAAAGGTAACTGAATTAACCGCTAAACTTAACCAACTTGTTACACAAATAGCTGCAAACTTTACAGCAATTGCGGCTATTTACCCTTATACAATAGTACCATTAACACCATTTTCACCAACAGATTATCAAAATACAACAGTAAAACATGGCAACGGCTAAAGATTTCTTACAAGATAGCACTGGGGATGCGCTAATTACAAATGGTGACTTTGTCATTGGCGCAAGTGATGAGGATCACATAATTGATATTATTAATTCTAATCAAGGAGATTGGAAGGAATATATTTTTTGCGGTGTCGGCATTGATAATTACCTAAACAGTTCTGGCGCTCAATTGCAATTAAAAAAACAAATACTATTGCAACTTGCGCAAGACGGGTACAGTTCAATAACTGTTAATTTTACTGATAACAATAGTTCAAACTTTGAAGTAGATGCTATACGTAGTTAAAAATGGACAAGATATTTACCAAGTTGCTGTAATTGTTTATGGCGATGCGAAATATTCTGTTAAACTTTGCACTGATAATGATTTAACAATAACAGATTCGATTGAGGGGCTTAGTTTAATTTATGATCCTGCAATTAAACGTGCAGTTGATGCGGCAGCGATAAGGCAACAAAATACACCAAAGCAACCAGATAACAGTTATTATATTAAACAAATGCAATCAGTTTATGATTTAGCGTTGCAGTTTGGGTATGGATTAAATCGAGTTGCTGAATTTTGCAAACTTACTGGATTGGATATTACTTCAGATGAAATTGGCGGCAGTGAAATTCAAGTTACTAAAATACCTAACAATATTCCGTTTAACACTATATTTGCAACTCAATATAATGAAGGCAACAGCTATTTATTATTAGAAGATGGCTTTTACTTATTGCAAGAAAACGGATTTAAAATACAGTTATAATGGCAGATGAAAAAATAAGTTTACTACCAAGTGCGGGTACATTAGACGGTACGGAGCCAGTACCAGTTGTTAAGGCAGGCGTAACTAGCCAAACAACAACACAAGCTATTGCTGATTTAGCAGCGGGGCAATTAACAGC